TTCGATGCCGCTCTCACTGAAGCGAACGTACTGCGCCGGTGCCGCGGCGATGATGCTGCCCAAGTAGACCGCATCGGCCGGATCGCTCTGCCGGCTTGAGCCTGGAGGCGCCTCGCCCTTCGAGGACTTCACGGCGCTGATGTCGCGGTCGCAGAACACGGCGATGCCGATGTCTCCCGCCTTGGGATCAAGGATCACAGCATTCGCTCCACCTTGAACGCGCATATAGGGAGCGTTGTAGATCGTCGCATGTGGCGTTACATCACCCTCGCCATCGATCTGCTGCACGAGCGGGAGCAGGCTCACGTAGCCGATCGGCGAAATCCCTCCTGCATTCGTAACCGTGAGTACCTTCACCGGCCTGGCTGTCCACCGCCCGCTGAAGAACGCACGAATCATTGCCTCAAGCGCGTTGACGTCGCCGTGCTTGTCGGCCGTGCCCAGGAGAGGCTGATAGCTACCATTTGGAGACATTCAGGACCAATCCTTCTTTCGCGAGTCGCATCGTGGTAAACCATGGCCCTTGCGGGTAGACCGTGCTCAGTTCATGCCGCATGGAATGAATCACCCACTCCCCCCGCGCCTTCTCGACCGAACTGTCCAGGTGCACTCGGCGCCCCAGAGAGGCCTCTGGGTTGAACTCGGTGACGATCTGGATTCCGGTATTGGTGAATACGGGATAACCGACGAGGCCGGTGGCTGGTGATATCTGGAGAAAGTCTTCTCCAAATGCCGCGCCATTCGGCCAGATGGAGACAATCCCGTTCTCGATTTTGCAGAGCACCCGGGCAGCGTTGCACACCGACTTCAGCTGTTGGATCAATGTTCCGGGAAGATTCGGATTGCTCAGCTGAACTGAAACCCCATGGTTCTCGAAGCCATACCCCATCTGCCTGGCCAGGGCCTCGATGATCGTTGCAACATCGGTGCTACCTTCGTAGCTGTTCGCTGCCGCCGGAGCCACTTGGAACAGGTAGCCCGGCCTGGCGTTCAGGTCGAACGCTACGTCAGGAGCCCCGGAGTAGTTCACCACCCCGGCGATCATGGTTCCGTCGAAGATCTTCTTGATGCCCTTGATGGGATCGCCTGCGCTGACGCTGATGTCCGCGCCACGCACCGCCAGGGCATGCAACTGGTTGGTGCTGAACTTGTTCATGTCGGTCATCTTCATGCCGAACACGCGCAGCTGCAATTCGCCCAGCGTCAGGATTCCACCGGACTGGGCGAGGATCAGTTCTACCCTGTGCCCACGGAGCGAAACCTTGTCCTGCCCTTGATCGTTCAGAGCTCCGTCAGGGAGGCGAAATGTCAGTTCGATTTCCCTTGTGACGAAGCTCATGGGCGTTCCTATTTGACCAGGTATTCAGTGGGTGAGCGCAGACAGAACTCGTAGTAAGCAGCTGCGGCGTCGTGGGGCGTCGTCAGGAACGTCCTGTCATCGGCGAAGACGTGATCGGTGATGCGATCAGCCCAGACGCGATGTGGCATGTCGTAGAGACTGGCATCGGCCAGTTGCCTGCCGATACCTGCCTTTGTCTGCTCCAGCGTCCAGCCTTCTTGTCGCGCCGAGACGATCCAGGCATAACCATTGGACTGCCGCACACAGCCGAGCGTGATGCGATCTGCCTCGATCTGTTGGGCCGATTTCACCACTGGCGCAGGTTTTGCCACTCCAATCTTTGGTTCCGCACTATCCGGTACACCTTTGGCATGGCGTACCAGAATGCATTCCTGCTCGGATGGCATCGGGATGCGCTGCTCGACCGGGATGGACTTCTCCATCCTCATGCAGGTCATCAGCAGCACCTTATCCGCGCTGAGCTGTTCTGCCATTGCTGCTGGCGCTATCAGGGCGACCGCCAATATCCATGCCTTCATGTCCATCTCCACTGAGTGCCTGGATCAAGCATATCTACCTTCAGAGGGCCTATGCAGTCACCGATATCGTCTTGATCCGCTTCGGCGCGACAGGAGTCGGGATGGTGTGTGCGCCAGTGCTGACGGTTTCCTGCAAGGATGTACCGTCGTCGTAGTCGTAGGTCAGCGTGGTGAAGCCGGAAGGAACAGTGATCGATGCCACATCAGCAGCGCGGGTTACCTGGGCGCTGGTGGTGGGGATGATGCTGGTAGGGAAGGCACCAGCTTCGATCTGTGCGCCCCACACATAAATTCCAGAAACACCATCGCCAACAAATTCGGCAGCCTTTGAGTTGTCATAAACCCACACGCCAAGGCTCAATGTCGTTGCGCCGACTGATGCCGTCGCACTCATACTCAGCCGATATATTCCGTTTCCAATCGGTTCAATTTTTGATGCAGCGGATGGATTCGTTATTACCCCATTGGCAAGATCCGCAATTGCATTAACCAGATATCCCACGCTATCGCCAATCCGCAACCTGACGAAGTTATAGCCTGCCGCTTTTACATAAAACGAAAGAGCGTTAATCGAACCTCCCGAAACTGCTACAGACTGACTGATTTGATGACTTCCACTCACAGTTGTGGGCACAAGTAAGTCCATGGATGTCGTACCGTCTGGCGCAATTGCCACATCCTCGACAACGGACATTCGTGTTTTTGACCAACTAGCATTCCCAAACTCAGACGATCTCAATAACAGGTTGGTCCTCTGCTCCTCCACCAGCAGCCCGCGCAGCGCCAGCGTCACGGGATCGTAGTCGAAGCGGGGTTGATCATTTGCTGCTACCTGGAGAACGGCAGCCGGATCGAAGTAAGTGCCGATGCTCGGTCGAGTGAGCGACATGATCCCCGGCAGTGAAGTGGCCATGGTGAAGGTCTGGCCGATCTTCACGGTTTGAGCGGAGGTCGCGGTGCGGCCGAGGTTGTCCTTTGCCGTCAGCGTGAACGAGACAATGGTCAGGCCTGCGGTTGGCGTTCCGCTTACGACGCCAGTTCTAGAGTCCAGCGAAAGACCAGCAGGCAGAGAGCCAACCACACTCCAGGAGATCGCCGAACTGTTCATCTGACCTTGCAGAGTAATCGAGGACGAATACGGAACACCCCGCACTCCGTTGTTCAATGCGCCAGTCAGCACCAGCGGATGCGCGGAAGCCCATGCGTTGGCGGCGTTGATCCTTGTCTGGAAGTCGATGGAGGTCGAGGTAGTTTTCTCTATCAGGTCTTCTGGCGACAGGTACATCAGTACCCATCGGCTACCTAGGCCCGAATAAACAGGATCATCCGTGCCTTCGGTATCCATGAAGGCCAGGTCGCCGATGAATCCCAGATAGGCCTGACGCACACAGCGAACGCGGTCCCGGCACAGAACCCCGGCCAGGATGGTCTCGCCCTCCAAAATTACATCCAGGTAAATACCGGTCGATTGCTGATAGACGTTCAGCACGCAATTCTGCTGGGCGAGCACAACCTTGAGCGTCTGCGAGGCGACGGCAGCGAGCGGGATGATCTGCATGGAGTTCTCTAGGCGATTGCGCTGGCGTCGAAGGACGCTTCCTGCTGGGTGTTCGGCGTGACAGGCTGGACGGCACCGATGCTGGTCACCGGTTGGCCCTGGGGCTCTGCCGTGGCCGAGTAGATGGCCACTGCCGTCTGCCTGACCTCTTCGAACTGGGCATCAACGGTCAGCAGGGTTACGCCCTGACTTGATGTTCTCCGATAGTCGAAGCGCACTAAGTTGACGTTCTGGTACGTGAAATCCGGGGTGGCGAGGTCGTAGAGCTCGGTCGTCTCCTTCAGCAATTCCAGCTGCTGGAGGAACTGATCCCGCGACATCGCCCCTTGACCTCCGCACGTCATCAGCAGGCGGATGTCGTAGGGCAGCGCGACCTTGTTGTAGGACGAGAACGAACCCATTTCGACCGGGTATTTGGAGATCCTTTGTTCCCCTCGGTAGTCGAAGGCGATCACCGAGTCGGGCAGGATCACCTGGGCGCCGTTCTTGTCGTACAGCCCCCACTCAGGCCCAAGGACGCCATCCAGGAAGCCGAAGAAATCGGCGCCAAGGACAGTCCCGAGAACCCCGCTGACGGCGCCGATCCCCACCGCGCTCCGGCGCACATCAGGCACGCCAGGTGCGATGGGGACGTCCGGGAAGTCGATCAAGGACATCAGTTCATCCCCGTGGCGGAAGAGTTGATCAGCTGGTTCTGGCGCAGCGCCTCACCCATGTCGCGGGCGATGCCTGGGGCATCGGTGGCCTGGGTGTTTACCACGACCTGGCCGATGCTGACTTCGTTGTTGGTGGTCGAGGTTTGCGACGGAGCCAGGTTAGCACCGGCGCCGATGCGCATCTCGCCCGCCCTTACGCCGACCTGATCCAGTTCATAGGCGAGCCTGCTGGCCGCTCTATGTGGCTGAACGTCATCCTTTTTCTCGTAGATCGCCTGGGCCAACATGCCGCGCCGACTGGCTTCCACATCGGCCCGCGCCGGGCGCTCGTACTGGTCGGAAACGATGCTGCCGGCCTCATAGGCCGAACGAGCCTTGCGCAGCGCATCGCCGGCCGACTTTTCCTGGCCTTGGGTGAGCTCGTAATGGATGAACGCCAATTGCTCATCCAGCGAGGACGACCGGATGTCTTTGCCGGCGAAGGCGCGGAATCCGGCTTGCCGGTCTGGGTGCCACTGGGCGAGGCCATAGGCCTTCCCTCCGTCACCCACTGCTGATGGATTAAAACCACTCTCCACGCTCAGGTTCGATGCAATCCCCACGGCCTGTTCGCGACTCCAGCCCTTCGACTGGAAGTAGTTCGCCACGTAGTCAGCCATGGCGCGGCCACCGTTGACCTTACCAGCGGCGGCATCCATCGAATTGACGGAGTCCTGCGCGCTCTGGACGCCAAGGGCAGCGGCGCCGCGGTTCAGCCACTCGCCGATGAAGTCGCCAGCAGCCGTGCCACTGATGAAGTTGTCGTTTAGGTAGGTGCCGGCCTGGTACCCGCCATACCCGGCGATTCCCAGCGCCCCCAGGCGCGATGCCATGGCGAGCGCGCCCGTCCCCATTCCTAGGAACATCCCGAGCCCTTTGGAGGCGACAGCAAAGGCTGCGCCGAGGGCCAGGATCTTGGTCGTGGCTCCGCCGGTGTCCTGGTCGAGCTCGCGGAGCATCTGCACCATTTCCTTTCCGCCCTCCACCAGGTCGGTGAAGAACTTCTGGATCTCTGTGCGGTGCTCGTTGACCCAGCTTCCGAAGTCGCGCAGATCCTTGGTCAGCTCGACAAGGGCGGGCCCCATAGCCTCGAAGATCGCCTGCCCCACGCCATTGGCCTGGGCGGTGAACTCGCCCCATACCCGCTGGGCTTCCTGGGCGCGCTTGACGCTCTCTTCCGTGACGCCGGACGACTTGTACATCTCGCCGTACAAGTCCTGGACTGCCTGACGGCCCTGGCGCAGGACGTTCAGCGTGCCCTGGTCGATGCCGAGGCTCTGGGCGATCTTGATCTGGTCCTGGGCGTCGTACTTCTGCAGGGCATCAGCGACATCCAGCAGCACGTCCTTGAAGGGACGCATCTTGCCGGCTGAATCGGCCACGTTAACGCCAATGGCACGGAACATGCCAACGACAGGCGAGTCCTCGCCAAGCTTGAACGCCTCGATGCCGGAGGCGATGTTCTGCAGGCTGGTCTGGAATCCTTCCGCCGAGCCACCGACGGTCTTGACCGTCTTACCCCACGCATCCAGCTCCCGCGCGCTCATGCCGAGGTTCTTGGACAGATACCCCAGCTCAGCCTGCCCCTTCACCGTGTTGCTGATGAAGTCCTTCAGGCCGTTTGCACCGATGGCCACCGCGAACAGGCCGAGCAGTTCGTTCCGCACGCGGCGGAAGCCTTCCGACATGATCTTAGCCTGAGCGGCGATCTGCTTGGCGCTGACCTCGGATTCGCGCACGAAGCGCTTCTGCGCATCAGCCGCTTCCTTCTCGCCTTTCTTGAAGCCGGACGAATCCAGCCCCAGCGTGACGATGAGGGCATCGATGACAGTTGCCATGCGTTATTCCTGGGTGGAGAGATTGCGGTTGTGGGTGTCGACCGAGTTGACCTCGATCAGCCACCACAGGTCTTCGAGACCGTAAACGGTGTCGAGTTCGTGGAGCGTCGCCAGGCGGGAAGAGATCACCGTGGCGATGGTCGGGGGAAGGTTGAGGTAGTCGACGATGCCGTGTCGTCTTATGCCGGCGACGGGGCCGAAGTCGATTGACCGTCGCCGATAGAAAAACCCGAGTGCAGGCTCAACACCTGCGCGCGGATCTTCAGTCGGGTGGCGATCTCCTCGATGTCGTCTTCCACCAGCGGGCGGACGATGGACGGGTTGGATGTGCTGGGCATGATCTGCACGCACGCCATCATCTCGTCCATCAACGGCTCGGCCTGGTCGAACGGAATCTTGACCAGCGCCTGGACGCCCATGCGCACGATGCCGGCGAAGCCGAGGTCGGCCACCCCATCAGGGAGCTCGACGCCCGATTGGGCCATGGCCAGGAACGCACGCATGGCCCACTTCTCGGCCTGGGATGCCGGCATCTCGGTGATGACGAACACCTTGCCCTTGTCACGCCCGGCGTCCGTCACCTGGTACTGAGCAGTCTTGCGAGCCATCAGTTGTTCTCCGCGATCACGCGTTCCCAGGTGATGATGAACGGCACCGGCTGCAGGGTGCGGCGGTTACCCGGGAAGGGGTTGCCGCTGGTGAGCACGCCGTTCTGCAGCGAATACTTCCGGCCAATGGCGGGAAGGATCACGGTGCCATTGCAGCGGTAGACCTCACGCGCCGTGCGCTGGGCCAATTGCCAGTTCTCGAAGATGATCAGGGATGGTGAGTCCGGCATGATCGTGATCGTCATACGCGTCGGATTGAAGATGAAGCCGGCCGACATGTGCCCGTCCACGCCCATGACGATCTCTGCCTGCTCCACGGCATCCGCGGTGAAGGCATCATCAGCCGCATAGCCCTGGATGCTCTGTGGCGACGGGTACAGATCAGTTACCGCGATGGCGAGACTGGAGTTCGCCGAAGTGATAGTTGCCATTCGGGTTGCTCCTTATTGGATTTCGATCGAGGCGAGAGTCAGGCGCTGAACGCTGCCGCCGTCGGTGTAGTACAGCGTCATGCTCGGGCTCCGACGCTCCGCACGGATGGCGGCAGTGGCCGGCACGATCTGCAGGTAGTAGCCTTTGGCTTCCAATGCGGTGCTGATGTCCGAGCCCACGGCGAATTGGATCTCCGCCTTCTGGGCGTCCGACAGGGCCACGCCGGTACGAATGGCGCCGAAGTTCACCGCGGCGGCGATGGGATCCTGGCAGGCTGCGTCGATCAGGGCATACCCCTGGTTGTTGTACGGGATCGAACCGACGTTCTGCAGCAGGGTGATCATCGCCAACTGCAGATTGGCGTTCAGCCAGATCTGGTTCAGGTACGAGTCCACCCAGTCCCATTCGCCCGAGATGCTGCCAGGGTACATGAAGTTGAAGTTCTGGGTGGCGTTCGCATAGATGCCGTAGAAGTTGTACCCGTTGGCCTCCAGGGCCGAGGCATCCGAGGCATTACTCACCGAAGCCGACAGACCGGACTGATTACGGAACGCCAGGGTGGCCCGACCATTCAGGCGGTCGAAATCCAGGGAGGCGGCGAAGCCCAGTACAAAGGCAGCGTGCGTCTGATCGCCGAACACCGGGATCGAGCCGACCAACTGGTTGGTCTGCAGATAGTAGCCCCAGGTGGTGGTGTTGCCGACGACCTTCGCGTTGACGTCGGTATCCCAGCCGACATAGGCGTAACGGTCGTTCTGAGCGTTTGCCCAGTCGGAGAATGCCTTCTTGTCGTCAAGGTCAGGCTCGGCAGTGGTGGTGAAGCAGCCCCAGTTCTGGGTGGCCGCGACTACCTCCGCCATGGCTTCCGCC